CTACTGTACAGCCCGGCGACCTGCAGCAGCAGGAGGCGCGTGCAGTCCGGGCAGGTGCCGTCTTTCTGTGCAGAAACCACAAAGCCCCGGTGTTCAAATTGAACACCGGGGCTTCCCTTTTATACCTTATTTAATATGCGCCGCGATTTTCTTAATGAGCTCCTCGCCGTACTGATACCGCAGCAGGTACTCGATGGTCTGCCCCTCCAGCCCCGCAGCCTCCTGCACGGTGTCGATAGCGTCCTGCACCTCGGCGGTGCCGTCCGGCACGAACGTGCGGCACTGCGGCGCGGTGATGGTCGGCATCTGGCGCACCGCATCGTAAACCACGTTAAAGCCCGCCTGCGCCAGACTGCGCATCTTGATAAAGTTCACATCGTCGCGGCAGATGCACTCGCAGGTGTACGTCTTGCCATTGAGCAGGACCTTTTTCTTTTCTACCACTTCGTCGTCCTCCTTCTTCGGTTCGGGTTCAACCGGCGCGGTCAGCCGTGCCTTGAACTTACGCCACAGACTTTCGTCGCCTACCCACGGCTCGGGGCACAGCTTGCCGGTAACATCATAGTGCCGCACGACGTGATCTACGTCAATGCCGTACTTCGCCATGAGATACTTGACCAACTCGACGGCACGGTCTACCGTCTGCGGCGTGATGGTGTACTTGCCACCTACGATGTCACTGCACATTTCCACACCCAACGAATTACGGTTCATACAAATGCCGCGTAACGGGTGATGCGAGCTCTCGAGATTGCCGCCACAATGCCATGCTGCATCGTTGTCGCGGACGGACTGCGTAACGCTGTCCTCATCGACAAAATAGTGTGCACTTGCCCGCCGGCCTGCGCCCTGAAAATAGTGCGCGTTGCCCTCGTCGGTATCGCCGTCGTTGGCGGTATAGTGCATGACGATGTACTTGATCGAATTGCCGCCGCGGCCGGAGTAGTAGTTGCTCGAATCAGCCGGCACAAACGGAATGTTCATCAATCGTTCTCCTCCCCTAACTTATCCACTGCGTCCTTTGCTACGGACAGCATCTTCTGGAGCCACTGCGGCACGGGTGCGCCCAGGCTAACTGCGTTTTCGACGATCGAGCCCAACTCCGTGAGCGTGTACCATACGACCACCAGCGGGCACAGCAGTGTCGTATACTCAAACGGCAGCACGACGCCCGGCAGGTGCCCGAGCATGGCGCCGATGAGCAGATCAGCCGCACCGGCCACCATTACTACAATAACTGAGCCGATCTTGTGAAAGATGCCGTCTCGTGCCGACTTGCTCGACCACTCGCCGCGGTGCATTGCTGCTGCGGTGCCGGTGAGATAATCCACCGCCATGCAGCCCACAAACAGCACTACAAGCCAGCCGAACCAGCCCCAGAGTGAGGTCAGCAGCGCGACAACTGCCGTCACGGCCAGCTTAAAATCGTTTACTTTATCCATGGTTTTACCTACTTTCTTACGCGATAACGCGATTATATTCGTATTGCACGCGGATTGGATTGATCTCCGCATAGATGAGCGTCGTTTTCGGGTCGGTATGCCCGAGCAAATGCTGAATAACTGTCAAATCCATGCCGGCCGACAGCGCGTGCGACGCGAAGGTGTGCCTCATGAGATGCGGATAGAGTGGGCGCTCCATGCCGATGCGCTTGCCCAGCTTGGAAATGATCTTCTCAATTCCCCGATCGCTCAAAGGTTCGTAGGGTGCACGGCTGCTGGAGAAGAGCGCCTCTCCTCCCTTGCGGCCTTCGATGTACAGCTGCAGCATGAGCTTGGCCCTCACCGAGAAATACACTGTCCGCTGTTTGCCACCCTTGCCGATCACCTTGCACTTGCGCTCCTGCCAGTCGATGTCCTGCACACGCAGTCCGGCGACCTCAGACACACGACAGCCGGACGAGACCAGAAATTCGACCAAAGCCTTCTCCTTGTAGCCCCGGCAGCCGTCGCGCACAAGCTCAAGCTGCTCAGCCGTCAGCGGATGCCGGGCACGCAGCTTGTCGATACGCAGTGACTTGATCTTGCGCATTGGGTTCTTTCGGATCGCGTCCTCATCCGTCAGCCATTGGAAGAAGCTCCGCAGGCAGTTGATGTGCGCTTGCACACTGTTGTCCTTGAGGTGTCGCTCGTCCACCAGATACGCGATGTGCTCTCGCAAATCATCCGTCGTGATCTTCTGCACAGGCTTCTTGCACCTGCCGATGAGCACCTTGAGCCGCTCTTGGTAGCCCTCCAGCGTCCGGGGACGACAGCCGTCGATGCGCTTCGCCGCCAGAAAAGCGTCAACACGCCTCGGCAGGTTGCTCCGCTCATACACCTTGGCAGGCATAATCTCGTAGTCATGCAAGATTTTCGCGATCTCTCCGGCACATTCGGGCATTAAAGCGTTCAGTTTAGCTAACAGGTCCATTTTTGCAGTCATAGCGCACACACTCCTTTGCAACCATTGTAACATGATATTGCACGGGCGCCTACGGCAAAGCGAGCAGTGGGGACAGGCGTACTCGGTGACGAAATCGACCTAAATGATGTCGATACATCTGGCATGTACCGTGTTCAAAAACCTAAAAACGGAGTATATGACTACGGTCAGTTGCTTGTGGTACATGGCTATGGTGATACCATTGCTCAGGTGTGCTTTGACTATGCTGCGAACCGGTGCGCAGTACGCTGTGCACGTGGACTCTACGGGGCATCCCCCAAGTGGGAGGACTGGACAACCATCGCGCTTTGCGCCGTTCCAGAAGTACATGAGCTGCCGCTTGTAGATAACATCACGAGCAATAACATTGTGTATTACAAGAGTCAAGAAGGCATCGTAACGATTGTCGGCTCGGTCGCAGGCGATTTTCCCGCCTCACAATCCACAGTTATCGGTAACGTACCAGAAGGGTTTCGTCCTGCATATATGATTGAGGTTCCGGCAGCCTTTACAATGGGCGCTACCGGAAATGCATCGGTTGACGCATCGGGGCATGTCAGTGTCGCACCGTATTTAGGCGGTCTGCGGTATGCATATGTGGCGTTTTCCTACCCGACAGGATAATGAAAAACAGGGCAAACAAGCTGAATTACAGTCTTTCCGGACAGCGACGATGCATCAAAATGCAGATAAACGCCGCCATCCGGATTGATGGTAACATGACAAGCTGAATGACTGTAGTCATTCGCTGTGACGTTTACTGGCGCTATTACCGTTACTTTGGGTCGAAAACCCTCCGGTAATGTAGCAAACTGAGCTCCATCACTAGTAAGCGCCGATGTGCTGCGTAATAGCATTCCGATAGTTACCTCCTTGAACTGGTTACGAGTGTACCAGCACTGCCCTTCTCCGCATGTCAGCCAGCCATCAGCCAGAGGCAGATCATGCACCTCAGATGTTTCACATTTAGCTAACTGTGTCCAGTTCCTCCAGCCGTCTTGATCGCGACACTGAATCCATACGCCTTCTCCGGCGTGTACTATATAAATGATGGAGCACCATTTTTCTTCTGCTGAGCCTGCGCTGCACAAGGCAATGCCCTGCGTATAGCCTGTCAGCCCTGCTTTGTATGGAGTGTTTGCGGTATCTTCGTCGCACCAATACAGCTGGCCGATAGTGATTTTGTGCACATCCAGCGTCTTTGGGTACTGCTTCAAGGGTCGCTTTGCCATAGCCGTCCTTAAGTTCTCCGCATCATCGGCACCCATCGCAATGTCATCGCCCGTCAGCGTAACGTCCTTCGTCAGCGCCTTTCCGTTCACCGTCCGGCTCGTCGGCACGAGCTTCGCGAGCGCGGTTTTCACGCTCTGCGCCCACGCCTCGATCTTATCCCAGTTGTCGTTGAGCGCCAACTTGATATTGAACGTCTGCGCACCGTCCTTGTCCGGCTCGTACTTGAAAAGCTCGAGCAGCTTTGTTTTCAAACTCATTTTCTCGCCTCCTAAAACGCAAAATCATGCATCGTGTGCCCCTGCAGCTCATCGACCATCATAGCAGACACCTCGCGCACCAGCAGATAGCGATATAGATAGCTCACCGCCAGATGGCACGGGATCGTGTGCTCCACCGCGTCCTGCAGCGCCGCAAGCTCGGCCGGTGCAGGCACGCCATACGCGCCGACGAACGTCAGCACGATCACGCCCTCGGCAAAGCCGACAGAAATCTCGCCGTTTTTCCAACTGTCGCACACGCGCTGGATCAGGGCAACGTCGCACTTGCCCGAGCCGCGCCAGCGCGCGATCAATGCCGTGCGGCGCTCCTCCAGCGTGCCGATCGACGGCAGATTAGCCGCCCGTTCCTCGGTCTCCAACAGCCATGTCATGCTGTCCGGGTAGAGTTGTGCCGCCGTGTCCAGCATAGCCGCTCGCTGCGTGTCGTCCAGCGCGGCGATGCAGCCGAGCAGGTCGCGCACCCACTTGTCCGTCCGGTACGCCACCGGCAGACTGCGCAGCATGTTATCAAACTCAGCCATAGGTAATTGTCACCTCTCCGAGCACCGGACACTCGCGCTCACCGACCGCGATGTTGCTCGTGCCGCCGCCGACCGCCAGACCCTCAAAGTCCACGACGCCCTCGGCCGACAGGATAGCCGCCGCAATCTGTCCGTACGAGACATAGCTCTGCGCAAACACTGTGCTGTCCAGATAGTCCGCAACCGCTGACTTGATGGCAGCAGTTACACTCTCCTCGTCTGCGGTGTCCGATTTGGACACCGTGCAGCTGACCGTGATGGCCTTGCCGGTCGCGGCAGTGACAAAGCACTGTGCGCCGATGGGCGCCTGTCCGCGGCCTGCGCCCTCGCTGTCGGGGTCGATGTAGTCCTGCACCGACTTAACCAGTGCAGGCGATGCAGGCTGCCCGGCGTTGTCCGCGATCACGACATCGACCGTGTTCGCGCCCTGCACCCGGGGAAACACCTTGACATGACCGACACCGGCCACCTCAAGCGCCCACTGCACATAGTGGTACACGTTGCCGCTCGTCGCAGGCGTGCGCAGCACGACCAGATATCGCGCGTAATACTCGCTGTCCGACTCCTCGTCATAACCGCCGCCAATCGGTTCAGGGTTATCACACGAGGCAATGCCCTGCACTGCCACCGGCATCTGCGTCACGCTGTGCGCGGGCAGGTTGCCTGCCGTACCGTCCACCGTGCAGGTGACCGGTACAGTGCCCTCGCCCTCAATGGCTACGGTCTCTGTCGCATAATACTGGACACCGCCGCCGGACTCAAACAGCGTGCCCTGCTCGACCGTGCCTGTGCCGGTGACGGTCAGGCTGCCGTGAGCAAAGGTCGCCGCCTTGCGCTCCAGGCCGGAGCGCGGATAGATGTAACGGTCAAGAGCGCTGTCGTGCAGATTTTCCGGGTCAAGCTGCTGTCTGGCCTCGTCAATAGCCGTATCCGTGCCCTCCATCCGCAGGCTGACTGCGGCTAAAAGGTCATACGTCGGAAAGCCGATGGTCTTTTGATAGCTTTCCGGCATATTGCCGAGCATCTCTGTTAAAATGTCACTCGCTGACATACGTCGTCACCTCCTCACTCTCTCCGTTGTGCAGGCGGACCGTGAAGCGTACCTCCACGCCGCGCCGCACGCGCGTAAACTTAAAACTGTCGAGCGACCGGATCGCCGGACAGAACGCGGCGGTCTCCCGCACGTTGCGCTCAATCTCGGCAAAAATCCAGCCCTCCGGCACACGCCGGTCAAGGCTGACTGCCTCCACGCCCGGCTGGGTCGTGCCGCTCGTCCGGTAGATCGGGATCGCACCAGGCTTTTGTCGGAGCATAAGCTCCAACCACTGCTTAACCGCCTCCACGCCCTGCCGCTCCACCAGAGCGCCGTCAACCAGCTGGAAATTGCCCGAGCGCCCATCCTCGTGGAAGACAAACTCCGGAGAACGCCCAATGCTCTCCGCGACCTGCGCGGGCAGCTCCTCCGGAATGACCGGAAATACATCGGCCATAGCCGACACCTCCTATAAAGAATCTAAAACCAACAGCTCACTGCCTTGCAGAATGGCTGCCGCCTGATTGCCGACTTTCCACTCTTTCGCCCGAGCAGTCGCGGTCATAATCAGGCCATCTCCCGTGCTGAACTGAAATTCCTTGCTTACCACAGAAAAAATCAACTTGGGCGTTACCTGCAAGACCTCGGCACGATACCAGCCTTTGGGTAGGCTCTTTGCCGCTTTTCTCGCGGTGTTCTTGATGGCCAAAGCCATCTCTGTATCCCATGCCACTGGCACGCACTCCTTTCCACATCTTCCACAGTGTTATCCACAAGTATACAATATCTTGTGTTATCCCCACGGCGTACAGAAACCGGAAATCTCCGCGTAACTGCGAGTAACACGCTTGACAGAGTTGCTGCAATTGCCCTCAACGGTTTCGCAGCTTGATGCTCCGGCAGATATTACAATGCCGATGTGACGGTCGCCCTGAATCATCAGGTCACCCGCCTTGGGCTTGTAACTGCCTGCCGATTTGTACTTGCCGCGAGCCTTGAAATAGCTGGTCATATCGCCAACGTAACCGTAGCTCGTCGGGATAGGTGCACCGGACTTATACGCACACCAGCAGATAAAATAGACACACCAGGCAACACCGTTGTTGCCGGCCCACTCGCCGTACTTGGTCATATCCTTGCCGGACTCCTTGTAGCCGACCTCACCCAGTGCCGTATTGACAAACGACACCGCACTGCCCGAGCCGCCGCCCGAGCCGCCGATGATCGCAGAGCCGTTTTTGCGTCCCCAGCGATTGCACTCGGCGTTGCTGCTCATCAGAAGGTCAAAGTGGTACACACCGTTCTTGATCTGGATCGCGCCGCCTCTGTCGTTGACCGTGTAGGTCGTGCCGTCAAGGCTTGTGCCGGTGTCGCGCACCGTAATCTTGGTGCCAAACGGCACAGACGGCGGTGCGGCGCAGGTTTTCTTGCTCGGGTCGAGCCGGTTGCCCTGCGCGTCCAGATAACCGCCCTCCAGCGCATTGTTGGCGGGGTAATAAGCCGTAAACAGCGCCTTGACAATGGTGCCGCCCGAGCCGCCGTCACTGCCGCCTGACAAATCGGGCAGACCGAACACCTGCACCTTGTCCGTGCTGGCGGCCTTGATGGCTGCCGCGTCGGTCTTGCCCTCGGCGGCGGCTCGCACCTGCTCGAGCGCCGTGATTTCGAGCGCCATCGTGTGTCCTGCACCGCCGTAGTGATGCTCCACGCGCGTAACGCGGAAGTTGCCCTTGATGCCAAACGCGGGCGAGTTAAATCTCAGTACCACGCCGCTTGTCACCTCATCACAGCCCCAAATCTCGGAGATGGAGCGGGTCTGCCCTACCTTGTCGGCATTTTTCAGCAGATTTTTCACCATCTGCCCAAGCACCGCCGTGCCGGGGTTTTCCGTGACCGTTTCGATATGCTGCATAAAGCCATAGCGCTTGATGGATGCCGCGTTGCTGGCCTGTGCGCCGATGTACGCCTTGCCGTCGTCCTCGGCGGCAATGACAACAGCGTTGTAGGTGTCCTGGGTGCTGTCCTCGCCGCTCACCTGGCCGAGCGCCCAGGTGATGTCAAACGCCGCAAGGTTTTTCGCCGGCTTGTGCATCGCCTTGATGGGAGAGACCGGTAGTGCTTCCACCACGAGACCGGTATCGTCTACCCTGTGACGGTACTCTTTGCCGGTCGCCGCCGCGCAGGTGTCCAGTACATCGCTGATGATGTCGGACGGCGTTGAGCCTGTCCACAGCTGCGTGATTTTGGTCGGCAGGCTGCACACCTTGCCGACCGTCACGCCCGCCTTGGCGCACGCCTTGCGAATCACCTGATCGGCGGCAAGGTTGTTGACCTGCAGCACGATCTCGCTCTTGTTGAGATACCAGCCGCGGTCGTAGGCCGTAACACCGCCGTCCAGCGTCACCGTGATAATGATGCCAGAAAAGACCGTTTTGCCCTGATTGGTCACGCGCACCTTGTCGCCCGGCGCGAGGCCGAGCTTGGGCGTGTACTTGTCCCACGGCGAGATAAGCGTCGTAAACGTCAGCTCTGCCGCCAGCGTGTCGAGGTCGTCCGTCAGCGTCATATCACTGGCAAACGCCGTAATGTCGCGCGGCTGTGCGCCGTCGCGGTACAGCACGAGCTTGTGCTCGTCTACATAGCCTGCCGCCATGCGGCGCACCTCCTCATGTGATAAATCGGTATTCTGTCACGGCGATGGAATACTCCAGATCGCCGTTGCGGCGCACGGTAACATCAAAGCTGTCCACCGTCACCGGCATGTTAAGCCGTGCCGCGCCCTTGCTGTCGAGTACGATCAGCCGGAACGGCACTTTCTTGTCGCGCCACCGACTGAAAAAATCGACATACGCCCAGCCGTCCGCAGATGCCTCGGACGGCATAAACGGATATCTGTGTCCCGGCAACAGTGCCGTCCACTCCATGTGCCGCAGACCGAGCGGCCCGATACGGCGGTAGTCGCGGCTCAGGCCCTCGTAGGTCTCGTGGTGCTGCTCGGCGAGCGGCAGCGGGAAGTCCGGCGGACAGTGCGGCAGCGTCCAGACCTCCTCGTTGTTGTTGACCGAGATTATAATTTTGTACACGCACCGCACCTCCTTATGTGTTGCCGAGCGCGGCAAGCACCTTGCGGCCGACGTACTCACCGACCTGCTCGGTATACTCGCGGTTGCCGATGACGTTGCCCTGGATGTTGACGTTGACCGTCACACTCCGACCGCCTGCCGCCTTGACAGACACATCATGCGGGATGATCTGCGTGCCGCTCGGCAGGTTCATGATCTCGCCGCCGCGCTCGTTGACGCGGGTCAGGCCGCCGCGCCAGTAGGGCGTGCCCATGGCATTGCCGTCCAGATGATCGGCAACCCACGACACGGCATTCTTGCCGCCCTTGTAGATGGAGCCGAGAATCGGCACACTCTCGATCTTCTGGTCAAGCCACGAGAAGAAGCCCGCGACATTTTCCATAGCAGCCGAAAAAGCGCCCGTGATACTGTCCCTGATGCCGCCGAACGCTGTTTTTATGCTGTTCCATACCTCTCCGGCCTTGGCCTTGACGGTATCCCAGTTCTTATACAGCAGCACACCGACCGCGATTGCGCCCTCGATCCGCAGAATGACCGCGCCGATCGGGTTTGCGCTCATCGCGGCGTTCAGCCCGGTCTGCGCCGCCGTGGCCGCGCCTGTCGCGGCTGTCTGGCCGCCGAGCACGCCGGTCATCGTCAGCACGGTCTTTCCCATGCCGAGCAGTGCCGACGCGCCGCCCGCGACGCTCTGGTTGAATTGTGCCAGCTTGACCAGCCCGAAGGCCACGGCCAGCAGCTTGACGCCGGTCTTCAGCCCGTCCGCGTGCTCCCGGCACCAGTCCATCGCATCCCCGGCCTTTTGCAGACCCTGCGCAAAATTCTCATCAAACTGCTGCTTGAGCGCAGACAGGTCAAGCCCCTCGACCCATGTGCCGAAGGCTTCCGTCTTCTGCTGCACCCAGTCCAGCGCCGATCCGGAGCGGATTGAGCCGTCCTCGGCGGCGCCCGCAAGCACCCACAACTGACTTTTGAGTTTGGAACTGGTGTCTCCCACCTTGGCGAGCATCTCGTCCAGCATCGCATGATTGCGGCGGGCGTTAATAACCTGCTGATTGTTTGCATAAAAGCTGTCCGCAGCCTTGTCATAAGTCTTGGAGAGCGTATCAACAATCAGTTTCTGACGGGCACTTTCGTCCGAGCAGTTCTGCAGCGCGAGGTTGAAAAAGTCCTCTGCGCTTGAGGCCGACTTGGCAGCCTCATTCCATTTCTTGTTGGCTTCGGTGTCAGCCTTGAGTGTAACGCCGAATTTTTCGCCCTCCTTGGTAGCCCAGTTGATGGCGTCAGCAAATACGCCGGTGATCTGTCCGGTGCGTGCGGTTTCGTTGGCGGACTCTACCAGACCTTCGATCGGCAGCGAATCGCCAAATGTGCCGTGCACGCCTGCGGCGATGCGTGTCCACTTGGTTACCTCTTCCTCGTTCTTCGCCATGTTGGCAAGCAGCTGCGAGGCTTCTGTTGCGGTGTCCGTATCGCCGAGGATCGCATAGAAATTACGATAGCTCTTGCGAGCGACATCGGTGGAAAAGCCCGCCGCCTGAAATCCGGCGTTCAGCTTGCCCTGCGCCACGCGGTACTCCTCGGTCGCGCCGTCGAGTGCAATAAACGCAGCGGTCATGCCTGCAACAGCCGCACCGGCAACCTTGACGCCCTTCTTTGCAAAATCCCCCAACGCCGTGAGCGATTTGTTCTTGAATGCGACCACCTTGCGGGTGGCCTGCATCATGCTGTCGTCGATGTTCTTGCCGGACTTCTTAGCAGCCTTGGCTGCCGCCACCAGACCGCCCGACATCTCATCCTTTAGTGTCAGGACGGTATTGATTACTTTGTTTTTAGCTATTTCCGTCCTCCTCCTTTGGGTTGTACGCCAGTGCAATACCGGCTGCAATCAGCCACCGGCTATCCTCATACCAGCGCGCCCGGCCTTCCCGCAGCACTGCGCGGTCCGCGAGAGACATCTGCCGGATGGTTTCCGGCGTTATGCCTCTCGGTGCGTAAAATGCCGCCAGGTCGAGCACCGGGTCGCGCTCGATCAGTTTTTTACGGTGTCGGCCCTCGCAGTGTCCGGCGTGTTGTTATCGCGCGGACCGATCAGGCCGAGCCAGCGATACAGCTTGCCGCCCAGCTGGTCAACCTCGTACGGCTGCATCAGCGTCCAGACGGTGTCATACGGGTCGGTAACACCCAGAGCCTTGTGCAGCTCCGGGTCCTGCAGATCCGGACAGCAGTCATAGATCAGACTTGCGCAGGCGCGTACCGTGTCTGCCGCGCTCTCGGACAGCATAGCTTCAGCATAGCCCAGCTTCGCATCTACGCTCGGCTGTACAAAGGTCAGCATTTCGCCGGCCACTTCAAACTGCTTTGCGTTCTTGCGGTCCTTTGCGCGCTGCTCGGCTTTTGCCGCCAGCGCGTCCAGTAACTTCTTGTCCATGCTTTACTCCTCCTTAAATCGTCTCAAGAACCTCGAAGTGACCGAATTTGAACGGCACTTCTTCCTCGATCTTGCTCTTCTTCTCGAACTTGGCGAGATACATCTCGTCGATGGTCACATCGCGGTACGCGATGCGCTCGACCTTGTTCGTGCCCTTCTGCTCGAGGGCAGTGATAATGGTCATCGTCGGCATCTCGCCGGTCTGGAAGGCGTCCGCCATCAGCTTCAGCACTTCCGAGTCGATCTTGAGCATCGTAAACGTGCCCTCGCCGGAATAGCCATTATAAATGCGATAGGTCGCAGGGTCACCGCAGTTGTTGACCTCTTCAAAGTCGCCGGTGACCTTCGCCTCCACGCTCTGGAGCGTGGAAAGGCGCTTGCCGTTGAACCACATATTGCCCTGATTGGAATGGAGCACGCGATTCGGGTTGAAACTATCCATATGTACCTCCTTATGCCATCGCGATCGGGAAAATCAGATCGGTCATCGAGTTCAGAATCTTGACATTTGCGGTCAGGTAAACCGTTCTCTTAAACGGGTTGGCCTTGACCGTGTCGTCGTCCCAGCTCTCCGCCTCGCTCTTGCCGGATGCCACCCATGCGGCTCTCTGCGCATCTACATCGATCATTGCGGCGTTCGCATAATCCGGATCAAGGATTGTCTGCTGCATGAGCTGACGGAAATAGCTGCTGTTGAGTGCATTTACGAGCATCATCTGATTATCCCGCGAGTTTCTGTAGTTGCCGAGGTAGGTCTCGCGGAATGTCGCCGCAATATCGTCCTTTATCATATCCATGGCCTCGACGGTCTCGATCAGGCACATATCCTCAGTGCGCGTCTTGCCATCCGTGGTCGTCATGGAGTTAATGCCCTGCGCGACGTGGACGGTGTTGTCATCGTTGTTAACCAGAATGAACTTACCTTCGCCGAGCGCCGCATCATTATCCTCGGTCTCCTGTACTGAAGACAGGTTGGGACACAGATAATTGGTGCTGCCTCTCTTGACGTTGCAGACGGCGAAAATGCCGACAAGGCTCGGCAGATACGCTACGCCGTCCTTCTCCCCGCGGTCGTCGGAGAACGTGACCTTTTCGTTCACGAAATTGACAACGTGCATATCATCCGGCAGGGTCGTGAGGCCATAGCAGACCGCCTTGTAGGTTTTCTTCTTGGTGTTGTCCTGCGTTTTGACCCACGCGGCAAGCGCCAGACCGTCAGCGGCACTCTGGCCGGCAATAGTCAGCCAGCCGGTTTTCACCGTGCGGCCGATCTCCGCGAGCGTGTCGGCGAGTGCGCCGTCCGAGTCCGCGCGGAACACGTGCGCCTGATACGGCGCAAAGCCGAGCAGGTCGCAGATGGCGTTGTAGTTGTCTGCGGTGTACAGGCTTTCGTCTGCCTGTGCCGCCGAGAGATCACTGTACTGCTTGTGCGTGAAGCTCTTATCCGTATCATCGCGCACGATCAGGATTGCGATGCCGCGTTCCGAGCGGTCAATAAGCGACACAGCTCTCTGTTCAAAACTGATTTCGATTTTCGGCATTGTAATTGCCATTGGTTTTACTCCTCCTCTCAGTATTCGAGGGTTTCCATCATTTCTCCGGTTTCGACGGCGCTCTCGCACCAGCTAAGTGCAAACTGGAGCACCAACACACCGAGCGATATGGTCGTGCTGACCGTATCGTCCGGCACCAGCACGATCTCGCCGGTGTCGATACCGGCTTCAAGTGCGGCGATCAGGCGTTCTGCCATCTCACTGCACTCCTCGAGGTACTCCACCCGCTCGGCGGGATAGTACCAAACGTCCACGTCGATCGACCGCTCCCGCGCACCGCCGCAGGCGGCGTTTCCCTCTGCCGGGAATATGTCGATTTTGAAGGACGGACGCACCACGGGTTTATCGGTGTCCGATTTGGACACCGGAACACCGGGTGCTGCTTGCTTTAACAGCGCGGTCAGTGCCGCGCGTACTTCTCGAATTGTCATATTTTATCTATCAACTCGTCGATTACATCTTCACAAGCCGAAGCAAATTCCGGTTCAAACTCTTGCTGCGCTTTTTCAAAAACGCCGAAACCCTCAACCTCACCGACCTTGCGGCCGATACCTTTGCCGGGGATTACGCCGCGGCCGTGCCCCTTACCTTTTCCGGGGTTGACGGTCTGGTCGTGTCCCTCTTCAATCAGGTGCGCGTGCGGCGCATTTGAGTAGACACGGACACTCATGCTATTTGCATCTTTTTCTGTCCACACCTTGCCGCGTTTGATGCGCTTGTTGTAGTTGCCGGTGTGCTGTTTGATGTCGAGCGCCCGTACCTTGGCTTTGGTCTTGCGTTTGAGCTTGTTGCCCTGCTGCTGCAAAAACTTTCTTTGAGCCTTGCTGGCCTCTTTTGAAGCGAGAATGAGCTTTTCAGAAAAGCCATACAGCTCGGAAATGTCAAATCCGTCACGCATCTTCAACCACCAGCTTCAGCATGACCTCCAGACGGTCGCGGCGCTTGTAATGCGGCTGCCAGTACAGCACATCGTACCGCTGACCCTCGTAGACGAAATACGTCGCCGTGGTCAGTCTGCACGAGCGCGGCCGGATGGTCAGCTTATGCGTGACCTCGGCGCGAACCGTATCGCCCGGCAGGGTCTCGTTCCGTCCGGACATGACAGTCAGCGCACCCCAGATCTTGCCGTCCTCGGTGTACTGCCAGCAGGTTTCGCCGATGTCGTTTTCAATCTGGTGCTTGTTAAACACCGTCAGGCGGTGTCTGAGATCATTGGTCAGCGCCATCTGTGCCCTCCTTTTCCGGGTAGCGGCTGGACATGGCGATGTGATTGAGCAGGGTCTGCACGGTAAACGGCACCTGTGTCACGCTCGTGTCCGTGACAGGCGTGCGGTTTTCGTACCAGTGCGCCGTGAGCTGCAAAACCGCCGTGTCGAACAGCTCATCACTGTCCGACGGCGGCTCCTTGCCGGTCATATCCCGGACGGCAGTGTCTGCCGCCCGGATCAGGATCTCAATCAGCTCGTCATCGTCCGCATGGTCGATGTGGGCGTACAGCTTAAAGCGGTCGAGCGTCAGCATCAGGCGCTCGCCTTCACGAGCTTGCGGACTGCATCCGCCTGCGACGGCTTGCAATCGAACATCGCGCAGCCGAGGAACAGGAACGCATTGGTCTTGACGTCAAACGTCGAGGTAATGGTCACGTCCTCCGGCATATTGCCGATGACGGTGGACAGGTCAGCCAGATATGCCTCGTGGTCACCGATGCGCTCGTCGATGAGCACCGGATAGCCGTAGATGTAGTAGCTGCCGCCCTCGATACGAACGAGGTCGTTCTTGGACTTGTCCTGCAGCGGCATAAAGTCGGTGAACAGGGTCTTCTTGCTCATGAGGAACTGTGCGCCTGCATCGTAGCCGCCGGGCAGCAGTGCGATGAGGTCGAGCACGTTCTGGTTGGTCAGTGCGGCAGTCTTGCCGACAGTGACCGAGTTGGTCGCGCCCCAGGTATTCGCCTTCTCGATGCCGGTGCCCTGATCCGTGCCGGTGCCCTTGATGATGGTGTCCGAGATCAGCTTTGCGATCTTCTTGGCGAGCATATCGGTCAGCCAGTTCTCGAATACGTCGAGCGCCATCTGCTGTACGGACTTGGAGATCTGCACGAGCTTGGTGATCTCGTACGCCGACAGGTTGATCTTGGTCAGGCCGGTGTCGGTGGCAGTGATAGCCGCATTCTCGGTGTGGTATTCTGCATCCGCCTGCTCGCTCTCAACCGCAAAGGTGACATTGCCCGGCACGCGCAGCAGCGTTACATTGTCCAGCAGCGGTGCGTACTGGTGTACCTTCTCGATGATGGTGTTCGCGGTCTGGGTCGGCACCAGCGGACCGACGGAAGCCGTTGCGGTAGACCATGCACGCTGCTCGGTTTCGGTCAGCTCGTTGTTTGCCAGCGTTTTCAGCCATGCCGAGCGGTATTCCTCGCTCGAACGGTCATACTCGCGCTGCTCCGGTGCGGCCGGCTGCGGCTGGAACGTGCGGATTTCGCCGCCCGCGCCGTTTGCGATCTTGTTCAGCAGATTGCGGCGCTGCTCCGCCTGACCCAGCAGGGTCTTGCGCTCCTCGAGCAGACTGTCGGTTTCGGCGCTCAATGCGTCAAGGTCTGCACCCTCGCTGTCCATCTCGGTGCGGATGGCTGCCAGACGCTCCTCGATCTCGGTCATGCGGTTCTTGCCTGCAAAAAACTGCAGGCCAACCTGATTGCGGAAACCGCCGAAGATCGCCTGCTTGTTCTGATTCTTGCTCATTTACTTTTCCTCCTTTGTAATACCATAGGTTTTCAGCTTGAGTTCCAGCCTGCGGCGCTTGTCCGCCTCCGCGTGCTCGCGCTCGGCCTCCGCCTTTGCCCACGAGCGTGCCGCAATACTGGTGCCGTCGTACGCCGGAATATCCACCGCCGCCACATCAAACACCCGCTTGAAACCGGTAATGCGGCGCAGATGCTTTGCGCGGTCATATTCCTGCTTGTTGACGGTGAACGCGAACGACATCTGATCCAGATAACCGCCCCGGATTTCTTCAAAGAGCCTCCGCCCTTCCTCGGTGCCGGACAGGTCAGCCGAAACGCGCAGTCCCCGTGTGTCCACGGTCAACTGCAAGGTGCCGTTCTTCGTCCTCGCCACGGGCTTGCCCCCGTGGTTATAATTCATCACGACGTCGCGCATCTCCGCTCCCGTAAACGCGCTTCTGTCGATGACTTCCTTGTACTCGATACCGTCGTACTCGTACAGCACGGTCTCCTCGTCGAAAACCGCCGCGTACCCTTCCACACGGTACTGCTTATCCTCTTCCCCCGTGTCCAGCGCCCGCACCTCGAAGGTGCGGTAATCACGGGTTTCCGGTGTGATCGCCATTGTCGCCCTCCTTTGACGTATCGCCCACGGCGTCCAGATTGGACACCTCTGCGTACTCCTTGCGGATGTAGTACTTGTCGCCGTCCTCGACCGGACTCATGTTGAAGATTTCCAGACCCATATTGTGGGTCAGGAAGCCGCGATCGAACAGCTGCGTCACGACATTCAGCTTGGTCTGGTTGCTCGCATACTGCAAACGGTTCGCCGTTGCGATGACGGACGCGCCCGCCGCGATTTCCTCCGGTGTGAACGTCATAGCCGTCAGCACCAGCGACAGCTGAATGGCAAACGGCTCGATAAATCCCTCGTAGTAGGCGTTCCACTCGTCCTCGTTGTAGGTGTTGGTGAGGATTTTCTCATTGGTACCGAAATACTCGAACACGCTCGCGCGGATCAGCTCCTGCTGCTTGGGATTGACGACCATCGCCGCCGACTCGATCTGCTTAACGTCCGCGTACTTGCTGTCGAACATGGCAACGCCGGTCGCATTACCGGCCAGATTGTCCCGCGCAAAGCGTTCGCGCTCGGCAGTGATGTCCTTTTCCTTGAGATTGCCGTTCAGACGAGCCAGAAACCGGATAGTCGTAGCATTCTTAATGCCGTTGATAATGCCCTCGGCCTGTGTCTGTGCCATCTGCATGGTCGGCATGAGCGGCCGGTTGTCCGAGCCGAAGAAATCGTCCTCGTACTGGTGCTGGGTCAGGATACCCGCTCGGTTCAGCTCGATCGCGGCCTTTTGACCGCCCCAGAAGCTGTACTGCAGATACGGCTCACCGCCGTACTCGCGCACCGAGGACTGCTGCGGCAGTACCGGATAATAGCCGATCAGCCGTCCGGCACTGTCCTCCATCGGCACGATAAAGGCGTTGTTCTGCACCAGATAGATGGTCGCCAGCCGCGCAAGGAACTTGCTCGCATCCATAAACGGATTAGGCTGCATCCCGAGCACGCGCCGCAGATCTGGCCGGGCATCGCCCGTCACCTCGAGGTGCAGCTTGCTGCAATGCCGCGCAAACGCCGCAATGGCCGCGCGTGTCAGCTCCATCTCGTACAGGCCACCGCGATAGGTCGTGTAGACCGGCTGGTAGGCGGTCAGTGTCTTAAAATATTCCCTCGGTGCTGTGCCGCCGGGCGGCCTCCGCGGGAACAGCTTTTCCAAAAGCCCCAATGTACTTACGCCTCCTCGTTCATCGTTACATAGTCGTCGTAGTGGTCCTGCAATACCTTGTACGCGCAGATCAGCGCGACCGTGCCGTCGATCCGTCGGCGGCTGTCCGTGATCTTGACCGGCTGAATATTGCCGTTGATATCCGCGCGCACTTCGGTGTTGACCATGCACCACTTGTCGATCGGGTTGTTGTTATCGACCACCAGACCGGCGCCGAGGTCGGCCTTGAGGTCCTTCATCGGCTGGGACAGGCTGAGCGTGCCCTGCCGCACCGGTATCATGCACTGTTCGCCAAACTCGGCCTTGAAGCGGTCGAGCAGGCTGTCGTCAATGTGCCACGGGTCGTAGCCGATGTAGCGAACGTACAGATCGTCCTCGTCGCGCAGTTCCACGAACCAGTCAAGCATGACCTGCTTGTCCACCTTGTTGCCCGGCACGGCGCGCATCAGGCCGCGCTTGACCCACAGGCTATACGGCACACTGTCGCGCTCGCGGCGGTTGCCGGCGGCGGCGTCTGCGTCCAGTACGCTCTGCGGCAGCCAGTACATACTCCGGCGGTAAATCTTCGGGTCGCCCGGACGCTGGCAGATGACTGTTGCCGCCGCAAGGTCGATGCTGTCCGCCGCGTCCATGCCGCCGATGGCGTAATCGAAGGCAATGCGGAACGTCTCCGGATTGGAGCACTCCGCCCAGGTCAGCCAGCTCGTCGCGGCGTTCTCCTTGAGGTTGAAGTCCTTGACCAGTACGGTCGGCAGGAAGGACGGATCGTTGTCCGCCTTCTGCACCATGCGTCTGAGATAATCGACCTTCTTGATGGTGCCGAGTCCTGGATTGGCCTTGATCCACATTTTCTCGTTGCGGTATTCGTCCCGCTCGTCCAGCTCGTAGATCCACGCAAGAAAGCTCTCGTCCTCGATCGAGCCGTCAATCACGCCCGCGGCGTAGGCGTACTGCGCATCGAAGATACTCTCGCGCACGAAGCCGTTGGTCGAGATGGAGAACAGCAGCGGCTGTTCCCGCGCCGACATGGACTGCTTCATATCGTCGTAAATGGCGCGGTTCTTAATCGCCGCCAGCTCGTCCACCAGTACGCCGTGCGAGTTTAAGCCGTCGAGCGTGTTTGTCGCAGACGCCAGGGCGGTGATAAACCCGAGGTTATACGGATAATACAGGTCGCTCTGCCGCTTGCGGATACCGCTCGCAAGCTCGGGCGACTGCTTGCGCATGTTGACGCAGGCGGTGTAGCTCTTTGCCGCCTGCTCGCGCTTGGTGGCGATAGAGTAAATCTCCGGCGCGCCCTCGCCGTCGTTGACCAGCAGGTCAATCTCTATCGCGGCGCACTCGGTCGTTTTGCCGTTCTTTCGTCCCTCGACGATCATGCACTCCTGATACTGCCGCAGACCGGTGTGTGCATCGACAAAGCCGAAGATGGCCTGCCAGCGTGCTTTCTGGAACAGCTCCAAGCGCAGCGGTGCGCCGAGCTTGCCCTGCGGCTGCTTGCAGAACCGCTCCACAAACTCAATGTGATGGTTCGCCAGGGCTTCATCGAACACCCACGGCCGGTGCTTTTCCGGGTGGCGCAGCTTGTCGAGCAGGACGGCGCACAGCGTTCTGACCTTGCGGCAGGCGGTGATTTTGCCGGTCAGTACCAGACAGGTGTACTGCTCAAGCCAGTTTTCACCCTCCGGTGCCGGTGTTTTCTTTGCTTCGCGCTCCATGCGTTTGACAAGACGTTCTCTCGCCTGTCTCGGGTCTGTCTTTGCTGCCGTTCTGCTCACCTCCTCCGGTTTCGTCTGCTTTTGCGCTCTGACGGACGCACCCGCTCGTCAGCTTTCCGGGTGCGCCGCCGTATCCTTGCCCATATACTCGATATGGGTGGACGGAATGGCAATACCGTCCGTCACAGCGCAAAAACAAAAAAGAGCCGACAGCACCATCTCTGGCAGTCTGTCGGCTCTGGGCTCCAAGGCCTCTGGCTCTCGTTGTTACTTCTCGTTTGGGGTGTTCAAATTGGACACCGTTTCCCGCATTTTCCGGTGCGGGCACTCCGTCACCTGCGATGCCCGCGTCCAGGCGCTTTCGCAAAATCCCTGGCTGTTGATCATCGGGCAGGTCAGCGGACAGATCGTGCGCTTTCCCATCAGCCGATACGCCTCCCTGCGGTCGTGCGCTGCCACTCAGTCAGGGCATTCAGCTCCCCGTTGGACTCCGGCAGCAGGTCGCACAGCGTCTTGATGACCGTGGTGTAATTTTTGATCATCGTGTTGTACACTTCGACCTCCGGCGACTTCTTCGTGCCGTGCTGGTTTTCGCCGTTCTGGTACTCGGATACACAGCCGTTTTCGTTGATAGAATCACGTAAATCCTCCAGAGTTACGGCCATAAAAGCCGCGTTATCCATGAGTTTTTCGGCGGTTTTCCGCTTGTTTTCGTCCATTTTTGCAAAGACTTCCGCGAGCTTCTCGCGCTCGCGTTTTATTCTTGTTTCGGCCTTCGGTTTTCCCATGCCGCACCTCCTCTCAACTACACCCCTCCTGCACCCGTCACTCAGCCTAATCTGGGTTTTGGGGTGCGGTCTTCCGT